ATAACTCGCTTGCCTTTAACATCTGCTAGCATGCGCTCAAGACAAAAGATAAGCCCCTCAAGAGTCTCGTCCCCTGAGCATACGTTCGTATATCCTGAGATTTCACCATCGTCCTCGTAGTAAACCTCCTTGATTTCAAACCAAGGGTCACCGCCGTTCTCGTGGCTCATGTCCACAATTCTGTGATTCCAATTCATTCTTTACTCCTTGTTTAATAGTCCACATATACCATAAGCCGCAACTAACTTTACGTCTTCTAACGGACGCTTTAGTGTTTCGCACAGTGGGTGCAGTTGTGTTCGGTGCTTTGATGTTGTTGCCGAGAACTTATCGGAATTCTCTACCCATACGTCAGCGTCGGCATCGTAAACAAACATTGGGAAGTGGTTCCCATACGAGTAAACCACGTATATGGTCTGCTTGCTTTGCAGTGAGTCGCTACGCCTGTGCCATCTTGCGTATACATTAGCACCATCAAAACGCTCTTTGCGTTGCACGTAATCACGTGCTTTGTAGTTCGGGATATCTTTACTCACGCTCTATTCTCCTTTGGGTTAGTCTGTTTGAGTGTTGTGTGTACGTTGGCAGGTGTAACTAACATGTAGTTGCCCTTGGTGTACTCTTGAATGATAGTCCACGATGCACGCTCAGCACGTGCTTGATCTTCACCACAGAATAAACAGAAGCGATAGCCTAGTTGCCAACGCTCGATGCGGATATCGTCACCGCACGCAAGACATTCTTTCCAGTCCATAAGTAACCTTTCGTTGTTGCCTAACATTGTTAGGGGTTGAGAGTGTTGTTGAAGCATAATTCGCTTGCGCTCATTAAGTTTTTCCTGCTTCAGCCTATATTGTACCACAATGTTATACCTATGTCAACTCTTTGGTCTCTCGTTGGTCTTGGGTGGGACTGAAGTGCTCTAAAAGTGAAAATGTTATCCACAGGATAGCAATCGGCATACGCAAGCATACAGAACAACAAAACTAATACTTGGGTATTACTGCAAGGCTCAAAAGTACATAAACAGTATCGTTGCGCTATTTGTGGTACAGTGTTTCGCAATGTTATGCTTAAAAAATAGGCAGAAAAAAAACATAACGCTTGTAAGTACTTGATTATAAACTAAAAAAAATTAAATGTTATGTAAGTTATATTGTTATACTCATTTTTATATGATCTTGGAAAATCAAATGTAGCACAGAATGCTCTTGCCGAGGGCTTCCTCATGTTCGTGCTCCCAAAGTTTCATTCAATTGTCTAAAAAAGCATAACATGTAACAATCTAGCATTCATGCGGGTTTCCAGCGATGTGTTGTATAACAAAGACACAATTTTCATAACATTAGGCGTAACAATGCACATTCTTTTGGGAACTGGCATAAATGCGCTTGACAAAAGCGCAAAAAAAATGCTACACTGAGCTCAGTGTAGCACCTAGGGAAGCCTAACAATGTTAGGGTGAGGTTAAAATAATTATTGCTGATGCGACGATACCAATAACCACTGCGCAAAATAATTCAATCATTTTTAGTGCCCCGATAGTATGTGACCTCTGCGCTTATCCATGCAACGATAGTCACGATAAATAATAAACCTAAGCATACTTGATAATCCATAATTTTCCCCTTGGGTTGAAGAGTGCCCTAACAATGTTAGGGCTTCTCACGTTTACTTAATCATGTTGAGGTCAATCTTGAGCGCTATCAATGCGCTAGCAATGCTAGTCAATGCTTCGGCTTCGTCTTCGTTAACGAACTTTTCAGCGAGACCGGCTTTGTGCAACTTAGTCAACTCTTCGATTAAACGCAGTTTGAGAGTGCGCTTCTTTGCACCGGCGCCTTCGGATTCGGGAGCGCCTTCGGCAAATACTCTGCCTTCGTTGCGAACACGTGTCCACTCAACCGACGGGTTTTTGTGTCCGGCGTTGCGTAGTGTGTCACGGAATAATTGGGCAACTGCGAGCGTGGGCTTAGCTTCTTCGGATTGATCCGAGTGTTCGACGTTGTACCATTCGGCGGGTAAAGTGTCGCACAACTTAACTGCGAGCGCCTTCGTTGCGCCGTATTTGCGTTTAACTGCGTCTGCTACATTATTAATAAGATCTAAGATCGTTGCGTCTTCGTGTGTAGTGATTGTCGTTGTCATAATGAAACCCTTCGTTAGTTAATGTTAAACAATGTATGCAATCGTTTTCCGTTTGCATGGTTATATTGTACCACAAAAAAGAATCAAAATCAAATAGTGTTCACACGATAATTAAACTGTATTGACCTAGGGCTAACAATGTTATGGGTTCAAAGCAAAGACCCACTGGAGTGCCACCCCCCAAAATGCAAGAAAGGAATCCTAGATATCTCTACACTGTGTTCTGCACACCCGATACCCATTTTTAAAATTTCGCCACAACCAAGACCCCACCCCCTCTATATTAGGTGACCCCCCGTCATCTTTTAATTTGCCCAACCCCCCGGGGGGTATATATTTTTGTTAGACTTTTCCTGTTGGCGAAACGGTTTAGCTCCGTGAGGGCAATTCTTAGAAGTGTTGTGCAACCTCGTCACTGCTTTATGTGAGCGCCAACTACTATTGACTTTATAAAAGCTTGTGGTATATTTCAGCCATCACTACTCGGTGCGTTTACCCGATGCTTAAAGTTGAACCTTCTAGGGAATACCCAATCCCTTTCGATATGTCCGATGAGGAGCCTGCGACTCAGACGGATGCTATAGCTGTCGCTGTCAATACTGCGAAGCTCTTGGAACAACTAGGCGGGGCAATCGACTTCACTGCAGACGACGCAAAGAAAGCAGTTGAGTTAACCACTCAGCCCACCAACACTCCCAAACACATTAGCAACCCCGGTGTTGCCAAAGCCGCTCTCAATATCATTAGTCAACACGACTACCAGACATTCGAGGATGCGCAGCAAGCTAGAAATTTCATCACCAATAAATTGGTTCAGTTAGCTGATTGCGGAGATTACAAAATTGAAATCAAAGCTCTTGAACTGCTGGGTAAGCACTCGGACGTTGGTTTGTTTACCAACCGTAGCGAAATCACCATCAATCATAAGTCGTCGGAGTCGCTTGAGAACTCGATCAAAGAAAGAGTCAAAAGGCTACTTAATAGCAATGAGGATATCAGCGACATCACTCCGCTAGACGATCTGGATACGCACCTAGGTGCAGTCTCTGAAACGGCAATAAGTACATCTGATTTAGAGAACGATTCCATCGATGAGTGAAGTCCAAGACGTCTCTCTTAAAGACATAACCAAGATTCTGCCAAGGCTGTCAGAGTCGGAGATGCGGGTATTGGAGAAACAGCTCATCCATTTGGAGATGCTCAAAGAACAAGAACTTGCCAGAGCCAAGTTTTTAAAGTTCACACAGAAGGTGTGGCCAACATTTATATCAGGGAGACACCATGCTAGGATGGCTGAAGCGTTTGAGCGTGTGGCTCGCGGCGAGTGTAAGCGTCTTATTATTAATATGCCTCCTCGTCATACTAAGTCCGAGTTTGCTAGTTATTTATTACCTGCATGGTTTCTTGGAAAATATCCACACAAAAAAGTCATCCAGACTTCACACACTGCGGAATTGGCGGTAGGCTTTGGGCGTAAAGTCCGTAACCTTGTGGATAGCGAAGTATACAAAGAGATCTTTCCAGATCTGAACTTACAAGCAGACTCCAAGGCGGCTGGTCGCTGGAACACATCAAAAGGCGGAGATTATTTTGCGATTGGTGTGGGCGGTGCTGTGACGGGTAAGGGTGCTGACATACTTATTATTGATGACCCACACTCAGAACAAGAAGCTGCGATGGCGGCGACGAACCCAGAAGTCTATGACAAGGTTTATGAGTGGTATACGTCTGGCCCAAGGCAGCGTTTGCAACCGGGTGGATCAATTGTGATCGTGATGACACGTTGGTCAATGAGAGATTTGACTGGGCAAGTGATCAAAGCAAGTGCTTCTAGGGGTGGTGAAGAGTGGGAAGTCATTGAATTTCCGGCGATTTTGCCCTCGGGAAACCCCCTATGGCCAGAGTTTTGGTCATTAAATGAGCTAAATGCGCTCAGAGAAGAGTTGCCAAATGCAAAATGGCAAGCCCAATACCAGCAAAATCCTGTTGGAAACGAGTCTGCGATCATCAAAAGAGACTGGTGGAAGATATGGACAGAGCAAGAACCGCCTGAATGTGACTATATTTTGCAGACTTGGGACACGGCATATGAGAAAACTCAGCGTGCTGACTACTCTGCGGGCACACTTTGGGGCGTTTTTTACAACAATAAAGACCATAATTTGCCCAATTTGATCCTTTTAAACACTTATAGAAGGCGTGTTGAGTGGATAGATTTGAAGCACGATGTGTTCAAAGAATACCAAGAATGGCAGCCAGATGGGGTGTTAATTGAGAAAAAAGCGACTGGAGCACCTTTAATATATGAGCTAAGAGCCATGGGAATACCGGTTCAAGACTACACGCCTAGTCGTGGACAAGACAAGATTGCGCGATTAAACTCGGTAGCTGACATCATTGCGTCTGGTAAAGTTTGGGTACCCGAGACCCGTTGGGCCGAAGAGTTAGTAGATGAGATCGCTGCATTCCCATCAGGAGAACATGATGACTTGGTGGACGCGACAACACTTGCACTCATGCGTTTTAGGCAAGGTGGTTTCTTGAGACTGCCGAGTGACGAGCCGGAAGAAAGAGTCTACTTTAAATCAGGCCGACGTTCATCATATTATTAAGGATCAATCATGGAAAAGAGTTTATACGCCGCGCCTCAAGGGATCATGCAGGGTCTTGACCCAGACGTTGGAGAGATCGAAATTGAAATTGCGGGTGAGGAAGCGGAGCCAGAAGGCGAAGAGGACTTAGGCCCTACAGAATTTGACGACAACTTAGCCGAGTACTTAGACGACGGTGAGCTTGGGAAAATTTCCAGTGGCCTCATGGAGCTTGTGGAGGCAGATATCAACTCAAGAAAAGATTGGGTTGAGATGCTCGTCAAGGGCTTAGAAGTATTGGGGATGAAGTATGAGGAAAGAACCGAACCATGGAACGGTGCTTGTGGCGTTTACTCCCCACTCCTCACAGAAGCTGCTGTACGTTTTCAAAGTGAAACGATCATTGAGACTTTTCCTGCTGCTGGCCCTGTTAAGACTGAGATCATTGGTGCGATAGATAAGCTCAAGGAAGAAGCCGCTGAGCGAGTTGGCGCTGATATGAACTATGAGTTGACCGAGGGCATGCCTGAGTACAGACCAGAGCATGAGAGGATGTTGTTCAACTTGGGTTTGACGGGATCAGCGTTCAAGAAAGTTTACTACGACCCCAACATTGGTAGACAGACTTCGATCTATATCCCCGCAGAAGATGTGATCATTCCTTATGGATCCAGTGGTGCGCGCATGGCTGAGCGTGTGACTCACATCATGAGGAAGACCAAGAACGACATTAGAAAGTTGCAGGTTTCAGGGTTCTATCGTGACATTGAGTTAGGTGAACCCACACAGATTCACACCGATGTTGAGAAGAAAAAAGCTGAAGAGCAAGGCTACTCATTGACAGACGATGAGCGCTATCAGATCTGTGAGATTCAAGTTGACTATGACTTGCCGATGTTTGAAGATGAGGATGGCATCGCCAGACCTTATATCATCTCGATTGAAAAAGGCACGCGCAAGGTTCTATCGATCTACCGCAATTGGAAAGAGAAAGACCCACTCAAACTCAAGAGAGACCACTTAGTCCAGTACGACTATGTGCCAGGTTTCGGCGCTTATGGTTTAGGATACATCCATTTGATTGGTGGCTATGCACGTGCAGGTACATCGATCATCAGACAGCTCGTTGATGCAGGTACGCTCTCTAACTTGCCCGGAGGTTTGAAGACCCGTGGGCTGCGTACCAAGGGAGACGATACACCGATCGCCCCCGGAGAGTTTAGAGATGTGGACATTGCGTCAGGCGCACTGCGTGACAATATCATGCCCTTACCATACAAAGAACCCAGTCAGGTTCTGGCAGGTCTACTTAAAGAGATCACAGACGAAGGTAGAAGACTTGGTTCAATCGCAGATATGAACGTGTCTGACATGGGTGCCAACGCACCTGTGGGTACTACGCTAGCTCTATTGGAGAGACAGCTCAAGACCATGTCTGCAGTGCAAGCCCGTGTGCACTATTCGATGAGACAAGAGTTCAAGCTCTTGAAAGAAATCATCAGAGAGCATGCGCCAAAATTCTATGCATACGACCCAGACAAAGCAGATCGTAAAGCCAAACAGTCTGACTACGACTTGGTAGAGGTGATCCCAGTATCGGATCCCAACTCAAGCACAATGGCTCAGCGAATCATGCAGTACCAAGCTGTGATTCAGTTGTCGCAAAGCGCTCCACAAATCTATGATCTACCGATGTTGCACCGTCAGATGATTGAGGTGTTGGGTGTGAAAAACGCCGACAAGTTGGTGCCGACAGAAGATGACGAGATGCCCAAAGATCCGATCAGTGAGAACATGGGCTTCCTCAAAGGAAAGCCTACAAAAGCCTTCATTTTCCAAGATCACGACGCACACATTGCGGTGCACTCTACGTTCATGCAGGATCCCATGATTGCTCAGCAGATTGGGCAGAACCCCATGGCGCAACAGATGCAAGCAGCGATCCAAGCGCACATCGCAGACCACTTGGCGTTCCAGTATAGGGGCCAGATTGAGAAGCAGTTGGGTGTGCAGATGCCAGCACCAGATGCCAAGTTGCCACCCGATCAAGAGGTTCAGTTGTCTAGGCTTGTGGCCCAAGCCGCAGTGCAGCTCACACAGCAGCACCAAGCGATGGCAGCACAACAGCAAGCTCAGCAACAAGCTCAAGACCCCTTGGTTCAAATGCAGCAGCAAGAGTTGCAGATCAAGGCAGCGCAAGCTCAGACACAAGCTCATAAAGTTCAGGGCGAGTTGGCACTCAAGCAAGCCGAGTTACAGTTGAAACAACAGCAAGCTGGGGTACAAGCAGCACAAGCGCAACCAGCGCAAAACGCAGTTCAAACACCCGAGCAGCTTAACCAGCAGCATATCATGGACGTAGCGCAAGCGACCCAGCAGATGCACCACACTGAGCACCAGCACAGACAAAGCTTAGTGCATGCGGAGAAAGAACATCAAGCCAAACTCAAGCAAGAGCAAGAAAAGCATATCTTAGATATGGCGACAAAGGCTCAACAAGCTCGTGAGAAGATGGACATTCAACAGCAGCAAGCAGATGCTCAGATGAACCAACCACAAGAACCTGCAAATGGCTAAAAAAATATTCTTATCAATTGCTTCGTATGCAGACAAAATGCTCACAAGGACAGTTTTGGATGCCTTACTAAATGCCAAATATCCACAAGATATTGTGTTTGGTATTGTGGAGCAAACGAAAGAATCAAACCGCCTAAGAGTTCCTAGCGGTGACAACATGAGGTATTTAGGTATTAACCCTGAAGAATCTAGAGGATGTTGTTGGGCTAGGGCTCTATGCATGTCTTTGTATAGAGACGAAGATTATTTTTTCCAAATTGATTCTCACATGATCTTTGACTACGGTTGGGATGAGCGAATGATCGAAGCCGCAGAAGAATGCGCAGCTATAAATCCTAGGTTTGTTATCTCAGATTACCCACACCCATTTAAGATAGTTGACGATAAGTTTATAAAAGAACCCGTCACAAATGGGGCAGTTTGTGCTTACATAAAAGAAGATCAAAAGTTCAACGATGATAGTCCTTTTGTTAATATTACTGGGCTTCCTGTTGATACCGACACTCCATTAAAAGGCTTTCACATAGCCGCTGGCTGCGTGTTTGCAGATGGGAATTTTGTCAATGAAATCCCCTATGATCCTTTGTTTTATTTCCAAGGTGAAGAGCAGTCTGTATCCATTCGCGCGTATACGCATGGGTGGGATATTTTCCATATCCCTAGATTACCTATCTATCATTTGTATGACAACAACGATGGCACAAGAGCCAAGCATTGGTCTGAAGAAGAAGACAAAGTAAGAAGCGTTCGCTGGTGGGAATTAGATCGGCAATCCAAAGAAAGATTTAATAATTTGATTCATGGAAATATGCGCGGCATATATGGATTAGGCACGGATAGAACACTAGAACAATTTGTTGAATTTTCAGGTGTGGATTACAAAAATAAAGTTGTATACGACAAAGCTACAAAGGGGTGCTGGAATGGATGACAGACTGCTGGAACATTTGCTTAAAAAGCTCGAAGAGATTAAAGATTCATATACCGCACCGATGAGCGAAGGTGCTGCGAAGGATTTTGGTGAGTACCAAAATATGTGTGGGGTAATCCGAGGCCTTACCCTTGCACAAAGAGAGATAGCCGACCTCGTGCGTAAACTAAAGGATGATGAAGATGACGAGTAACTTCGATGTAAGTGCTGTAGACCTTTCTGGTATTTTGAATAAAGATCCAGAACAAAAGGCCAAACAGATTCCAGACCCCAAGGGATTCATGCTATTAACTGTAGTCCCCGAAGCAATGGAAGAGTATGCAGACAGCGAGATTGGGATTATCAAATCTAGCCAAGAAGTTTGGAAAGAAGAGATGCTCACCCCAGTGTTGTTTGTCATCAAGATGGGCCCAGAAGCCTATTCAGATACAACAAGGTTCCCTAGTGGGCCTCGTTGCAAGATTGGCGATTTCGTAATCGTCAGACCCAATTCAGGCACCCGCTTGAAGATCCATGGCAGAGAGTTCCGTCTAATCAACGACGACAACGTCGAAGCTGTGGTTGAAGATCCCCGTGGGATTACACGTGCGTCATAAGGAGTAAAACATGGCAACATACAGAGGTGAAGACTTTAAGTTCCCTGATGAAGTTGATAAAGCAACTGAACAGGAAGTCGAGATTGAAATCGAAGACGATACTCCCCCAGAGGATCGCAACCGCAAACCCATGGATGAACCTCCACAGGATTTTCAAGCGGATGAACTAGCCAAGTATGACGAAAGTGTCAGAAAAAGGATACAACACTTTACTAAGGGTTATCATGAAGAACGCCGCAAGGCAGAGGCTGCCCAGCGTGAGCGGGAAGAAGCTATTCGTGCAGCTCAAGTGATTGCCGAAGAGAATAAAAAACTCAAAGGCTCACTGAGCGAAAGCCAAACAGCTTTGATTGAAAGCGCTAAACGCGTAGTCAATACAGAGATCGAAGAGGCTAAATCCAAGTACAAAACTGCCTATGAGTCAGGGGATTCTGAAGCACTGTTGGCTGCACAAGAAGAGCTAACGGCTGCAAAGATAAAGGCTGATAAAGTTAACAATTTTAAGCCGACCCCTTTACAAGATAGTAAAAATGAAGTACAAACGGCTCAAGCGGCTCCAACTACAGTGGTTGATCCCAAAGCGGAAGCGTGGCGGGATAAGAATCCGTGGTTCGGAAACGATGATGAAATGACCAGCTTTGCGTTGGGGTACCATGCGAAACTCCTCAAGTCTGGCGTTAATCCATCGTCCGAAGAGTATTACGAGAAGTTAAATTCTCGGTTGAAACAAGTTTTCCCAGATGCGTTTGAGTCTGAGAAACCTGCTGATGCGCCACCCCCTCAGCGGCCAGCCAAATCAAACGTAGCACCTGCTACGAGAAGCACAGCGCCCAAAAAGATCGTGCTGACTCAGACTCAGGTAAATATCGCCAAGCGGCTTGGTGTTCCTTTGGAACTCTATGCCAAAAAGGTTGCGGAAGAACAAGTGAGGAGTAACTAATCATGACAGCACAAAGTAGACTATCGCGCGAACTAGATTCGAGAGCATCCACCCAACGTCCAACGATGTGGAGGGCGCCTGAGACTCTACCTATGCCTGACCCCCGGCCCGGTTGGAAACATAGATACATTCGCATTAGCACAATGGGGCAGTCTGATCCCAGTAACATTTCCTCTAAGTTCAGAGAAGGATATGAACCCTGCAAAGCGGAAGATTATCCTGAGATGATGATGCACGCCACCGAAGAAGGCCGATTCAAAGGCAATATCGAGGTAGGCGGATTGTTACTCTGCAGAATCCCAGAAGAGTTTTTGCAACAACGTGATGCGTACTACGCAAAACAAAACCAAGCTCAAATGGACTCCGTGGATAACAATTTCTTGAAAGACAGCGACCCTAGAATGCCTCTGTTCTCAGAGAAACGTTCGAAGGTTACATTTGGTTCTGGTTCTTAATCTTTAAGGAATTAACATGGCTTATCCTACAGTTTCGGCCCCTTACGGCCTGAAGCCTGTTAACTTGATCGGTGGACGTGTTTATGCGGGTTCTACTCGTATGTTCCCCATCGTGAATGGTTACGGCACAAGCTTGTTCAACGGCGACGTTGTTCAAATCGGTACCGGTGCAAACATCGGTAATCTCGTAGTCTCATCCTTGGCATACAACGCTTCTTCAGCAGTAGCTGGAACAATCGGTGTGTTCGTTGGTTGTGAGTACTCCACCACTGGCGGCCCCATTTATGGTAAGAATCGTTACCAATACTGGCAAGCTAGCACAACTGCTCCTGACGCCCTTGGCTATGTAGTTGATGATCCTCAAGCTGTTTTCAAATCAGCCGTGGTCGTTAACCCAGCCGGTACAGGTGGTAGCACTACTATTGCTTACGCTAACCAAGCGTTCGTTGGTTCCAATGCTTATTACATTGGCGCTGCCGCTGGCAATACTGGTTCTACAACCACTGGTGACTCTCTTGCTGGCGTTGCAATTTCTGCATCCGCTACTGTAAGCACACCAATTACTACCAGCGCAGCGATGCGTATCGTGGGTATTGTCCCTGATACAGCAGTGTCTTATGTGCAAGCTGGTACTTCTAGCTCTACGACAATCACATTGTCTGCAGCTAACTCTAGCATCGTCCCAGGAATGGCAGTCACTGGCCCCGGCATTACAGCAGGTTCAAACACCTATGTAACCGCTGTGTCTGGTACTAGCGTGACAATTAATACGGCTGTTGCCTCTGCGCAATCTTCCGCTGTTAACTTCACATTCACTGGATATCCCGAAGTGTTGGTGACATGGAACTTCGGTTACCATAGTTATTTCAACGCTACTGGCGTTTAATTAAGGAGCTAACAAATGGCTATTTCACGCGCACAACTATTGAAAGAGCTGCTCCCCGGCTTGAACGCTTTGTTCGGTTTGGAGTATGCACGTTACGGCGAAGAGCACAAAGAGATCTATGAAACAGAGACCTCTGAGCGTTCATTCGAGGAAGAGACCAAACTGTCTGGCTTCTCAGCAGCACCTGTTAAAAACGAGGGCACAGCCATCGCTTATGACAATGCTCAAGAGGCATGGACAACTCGCTATAACCACGAAACCATTGCTTTGGGTTTCTCAATCACTGAAGAGGCGATTGAAGATAACTTGTACGACAGCTTGTCTGCTCGTTACACCAAAGGTTTGGCTCGTGCCATGGCTTATACCAAGCAAGTGAAAGCTGCTGCTGTTTTAAATAACGGCTTCAACTCTAGCTATGTTGGTGGTGACGGCGTTGCATTGTTTGCAACTAACCATCCCTTGGTCAACGGCGGTACCAACGCTAACACTCCTACTACCCAAGTTGATTTGAACGAGACTTCTTTGGAAGCCGCCGTGATCCAGATCGCTGCTTGGACAGACGAGCGTGGCCTCTTGATCGCTGCAAAGCCCAAGAAATTGGTCATTCCTCCCTCATTGATGTTCGTTGCAAAACGTTTGTTGGATACCGAACTCCGCGTCGCTACCACAAACAATGATATCAACGCCATCAAGCAAATGGGCGCAATCCCAGAGGGCTACACTGTCAACCACTTCTTGACAGATCCCAACGCTTGGTTCCTTACCACTGACGTTCCCAATGGCTTGAAGCACTTCGAGCGCACACCATTGCAGAATTCCATGGATGGTGATTTTGATACAGGGAACGTTCGTTACAAGTCTCGTGAGCGTTACTCCTTCGGATGGTCTGATCCCCTCGGAATCTGGGGTTCTTCAGGTTCATTCTGATAAATCGGGGCCCTTCGGGGCCCCTTTTTTATTTGTTGACAAACTAAAAAATTAGTGTATATTGAAGGCTGTCTGGGATTTTTTCTCTTGTTGCCAGCCCGCCCAGGGGTCACGATGCAACGATTAACAAGAGACTTTTGCATAAGGACTTATCATGGCACGCACCACGTTCTCCGGCCCGATTCTATCTGGCGATTCTCGCTTTGGCCCAATTCGCACTGTTGGTTATACCGACCTTGCTCAAAACATTGACATGAACTTCGCCAATACTGGCGGAAATGGTACTGCTGGTTATGCCGGTGGTTCTGGTCAGTTTGTTAATGGCAACTTGATCCCCAACGTTAATGCTGTTGTTTATACAAACTCTAGTTCTGTATACCCTCCCACAGCCGCAACCATCACTGCTGACGCAGCTACAACCGTGTATCGCGGCGCTGTGTTTTACATCCCCACAGGTTCACAGATCAATGACTTCTTGGTTGACATTGGTACAGCCATTGGAACATCTGGTTCCACATTGACTGCTGGTGTGGTGAACATTGGTAACCAATTCAACGGTACTCAGTACGGTTCAGTAACTTTGACAGCCAGTGCGAACACATTGACTGCTGGTCGTTACTCTACAACTTTCACTGGTGCTCAGTTGACTGCTATCCAAGCAACCACTGCTGACTTTACCAACCCCACAGGTGTGGTTGAGCCCGCTACGTTCTCACAAGTTGTGATGACTTTGGTGTTGACTGGTACAGGTACTCCTGCTCCCAATGCTGGTACTTTGTACTTGACTGTGCGTTACACACAGCCTGACGGAAACATCGGTACAACTACAGCTTACCCCTACGGTAACTTTGATTAATCTCTAGGGGCTTCGGCCCCTATCTTTAAACTTTAAGGAGATTATTCATGGCTACACCAAAGGCTAAGTCGATTACGCAACAAGGAAGGTATGAGCCTTTT